CTAAATAAACTTTTTACAATACGTACTATGAGATAGTATTTTCAAATACATTTACTCATGATATAATCATATTAACTTTCTTGGGGATTTTATTTCTGAAATAAATTTCTCCTTTTCTATGATAACTGGCGGAAAACAGTTATCGATAGTTCCTGTCTCCACCAGAGACACAATGTCAACCTTATTTGTTGACACTATTAGCACTTTATTTGGGAAAAGTGCTAACTACCACATTAGTCAGCCATTGGTCGGCTGGCTTTTTGTTTGCAAAAAATCAGCTAGTTATTGTAAAAAAGTTGCAATAAGTTAAAACTCCAATGTAATTGGCCTCCCGTATTTTAAAATTTTCCATTCGCCATTATAGTGTTTGTTATAAAAATCTGCATTACGTTTAGCATCTGATAATGTGTAAAAGGTTCTTCTCAGATACTCAACATAAACGCCATCGACTTGCCTTCCTAAGATATAAACTTCTGGATAACTCATACACTGGAACCTCCTAAATATAGCCCTAATCCAAAAATAAAAGAGCATGAAAGGAAATAAACGAGGTCACTGCTTGTTATGGAATTTCCATACACGAAATGGCTCACGGTTGCTTTTGCTACAAGAATCATTATTGCGATGCCGCTAAATTTATTTATTGCTCTTTTCCAGTTGCGTTTCATCTATTGATCCTCCTCACTTAATTCCTAGCACTACATAGCCATCTTGTTGGGCATAATCTGTAATGTACGTTATTTCTGCGACATGGACATCGCCTGTATATTGTCCGTCTTGATATTCGTTTAAGCGTAAGATATCACCTTTTTGATAGTTACGGTCATTTTTACGGATTTCAAAACGTTTATTACCTGAAACAACCGCTTCAAAGTATTCTGGTAAAATTTTAAGCTCGTGAATGGTTGGCTCTTTCTCGACTTCGTAGCCATACCTCATAGCGTCGCACAACGTAAACTGTATATCTGCACTATTACTCAACCAATCATAAAATTCTCCGCTGTAATCCCATTTTTCAGCAACAAACCCATCTGAATCAGTTGCGTACTCAACGCTTAAAAAGAGATCAATTATATCAGTGGAATACTTATGTTTATCAAGCCATTCCGCAACAAACTTCGGAACAACAACTTTTATCGGTTCATCTAGTTGTTTTGCTAAATTAATTGCTCTTTCGTTGGCATAGTCAGCACCTTTCAAATAATCAAGGCTGTCTGTAGAAACTTCTATGCATTCTAATTCTTCAATCAATTCTTGTTTATTCATCGCTGTTCCTCCTAAAATTTCAGACTGTCGCCTATCATTTTATTTAATTCATAAAGGACCTCGTGTGGTAACACCGCTTGTACATTGACGCCAGTTTCATCACAATTAATGTCTAATGTGTAATCAACACCCGTCTCCTCATTTTTACGATAGGCTTCTTTTTCAAGATAAACTTTGTATAAATGCCTACTATTGACAACAATATTTTTTTGTTGCACATTATTGCTGACGTTCTCGTCATATGTTATTTCGTAGCTCATTCCGCTTCCTCCTGTTCCAAAGCCCACTGACTAAACGCCTGTAATACTTGAGCTAATTCAACCTCATTTAAATCAGCATATGCATAAGCTATTTGCTTATACTTCATTTTTCCACCAGTAGTTGATAAAAATCCCATAATTTCGATAACTGTACGTAATCCGTTTAATTTGCATGATTCTTTCAACCAATCCAGCACAGTCTGCTGATTTTCGTTGAGTTCTGTAATACATATTATCGTTTTTAGCTCTCTTAACTCGTCCTCTGCTTCATAAGCCAATTTATCTGATTCCCAATAATTATGCCAAATACTTAATACTTCGTTTTTATCTACTAGTTCTTGTTTACTCATTCTGTTCCCTCCAATAGCAATTCCAACGTTCTTTTATTGACATCTGTTTGTTTTTTTCGCTAGTAATATACCCAAACAACACAACAGCACGTCTTATGGCGATTCTTAATGCTTTAAAAAATTTTGGAATCATCTTCTTCACTCACTTTCTAAAATAGTGACAGCTGTTCTGGTTCAGTAAATGAACTGCTTGTTTTATTTTCCAGAAGTTCCATTACTTCTTTTAGTATTTCTAATGTATTTTGCGCTTCTTTTTCTTTTGCTCTATTCAAAGCGTAAAACGGTGTAAACCATACATCTGTTGCAGGTTCATTACTCAGTGCATTTTTTCTTTCAAATATCGCATCTATTCCTAACAAGGAACACTGTACATAAGCCATTGAAAGTACATTTCCGTCGATGTCACCACACAACGCTCTCAAACTTCTTTGATAGTTATAGCCTTTTTCTCGCATAATATTTGCTAAAGCAATTAGAGTAACACCGCCACCAATGCAAGGATCATAAAAAACAACTGGCTGTCCATTTTTCAATTGTTCATCCTTTTCATTAAAATTCATTTCTGCCATTAAACGAGCTACATTGTATGGTGTGAAGAATTGCCCTGCATCTTTATTAGCAATTTCCAAAGCCATATACAATTCGCCTAGTATATCAGTTGAGGTCTCTTCTAAAGCTTCAACTAGCAAAGCGAATAATTCATGGAACTTTTCTTGTTCTTCTTCTGTGTATTTCTCTTGAATAGACTTATACAATTTTTCTCTTTCTTCAAAATGTACTTTGTCAAAAACATTAGAAATACTGCATGCTGACATTTTGGTAAAATCGAAAAACACATCGTACATACTTCTTTTTCCGCAAAGGTCTTTCATGGCTTTAACCATTTTCTTTTGGTAACTATTCATCATTTCAGGAGTAAAGAATTCTTTATGGTCGACCAAACCTCCACTCCTTTCTATAAATTCACTGGCTCTTTTTTATAACCAGCATCAATCAAAATTCCCTCGATCACATAAAGGTCCGTTTTCTGCTTTAAACTAGCCTTAAATTTCTTGGCAATATTTCTAGCTGTTTCTAAAGAAACGACTTCATATGTTTTAGCCAGTGCATCCGCAATAATAGCGGATGTTGGCGTGTAATAAATCTCCAGCAAAATGAACACTCACTTTCATTTCATAAATCTAATTTAAATGTTCAGCTTTATATTCCCAGAATTTGTTTCTAGGCATTCCTAACGCTTCTATGATTGCATTCACTGAATAACCAACCCACTGCAAATACAAATATTCTTGAATGGTGAACTTGTCTTTATCAATTGAATTGATTGGTTTAGATTTATCCATTGTTTGCTCACCAATATCCTTACCAAGCATTTTAATTTGTCGATAGACCATGCTTTTGGGATGTTTATACCAGTCTGGGTTTTCATTCATTAACTTAAGCATTTCTTTTCGCTTTTGCTTTTTTTCAGCTTGAATACGTGCTATATCTTCAAAAATTACACTGTTCATTTCTTTAACCTCCTAAAAAGGCAGATCATCGTCGCTAATGTCGATTGAATTACCTGCACCTGCGAACGGATCTACATCTCCACCAAACGACATTTGTTGGCTGCTATTTTGCTGATTTAAGCCTTTGTTTTGATTCGTGGCAAAATTACTCTCGAAATTATTTTGAACGCCTGTAACGCTATTCTGTGAACTCTGAATGCTATTTCTATTCTCATTGGCGCTTTTTGGCTCTAATAATTGGAAACTCTCGCAAACTACTTCAGTCACATAGACACGTTGGCCTTGTTGGTTGTCATAATTACGAGTTTGAATTCTGCCAACAACTCCTAATAATGTTCCTTTGCGAGCATAATTAACCATTGTTTCAGCAGGCTTACGCCAAATTACACAGTTGATAAAATCCGCTTCTCGTTCGCCGTTTTGGTTTGTAAAATTACGGTTCACAGCAAGAGTAAAGCTTCCAACTGCAGAACCACTTGCGGTGTAGCGTAAATCTATATCTTTCGTCAGCCTTCCGATTAATACCACATTATTTATCATTCAAATCACTCTCCTTAACGAACACACCGTTGACATTTTTTCCCTTACGATCTTTAATCTCGTTATACGCTTGGTTCAGACATTCATATAAGTCCATATCATTTTGCATAGCGAGAATAACTAGTGTCACAACAACATCACCGATACCATCCCTTAAATCATTTTTATTATTTCTTGCTAATGCTGCTGCGACTTCTCCGACTTCTTCAACCACTTTTAGCATTTGTTTCTCAGGCTCTGCGATATCTAGATTTTTTTCTCTTGCCCATTTCTCAATTAATTTAACTAATTCATTCATCATTTACCCTCCAAGTATTCTTTTATTTGTCTATCAAGCTCAGCTTGTTCCTCTGACGAAAGTTTCTCTTCTTCTTGCTTCTGATTGTTAGCCCATTCAGGTAACTTTTCTTGTCTCATAGGCACCTTAGAATAGGCTGGCAGTTTATTTGTTTGAGATAAATCATATTCATCGTTATAACGATCATCACGTATCCAACGAAACAATTCTTGCGGGTGATACCAATCGTTTAATTTAATATACGCAAGATAGTCTTTATATCCTTTTTTAAACGACTCTAAATCTTCTTCCATCTTGAACTTCTTTAAAAATTGTTCTCTAGCTTTTTTCTTGTTGGTTTTCTTTGGATAAATTTTCCAAATTTTTTCAAATAATTCAGGCATAGTTGAGCTCGGCTCAACACTATTCTTTTTATTCTTTGTATTATTCTCTGTATTATTAAGTAATGTATTATTATCTTTGGCGTTTTCGCCTATACCCCTATAGTTATTTTCACCTATACCCTCTAGTTGTTTTCGCCTATACCTATCGGTAATTTTAACTACACGTCTCTCTATTGATTTTGTCCCTGATTTGTACTGATAGCTTACGTCAATGTAGCCTTTTTCTTTTAATCCAGATATAAGTTTAGAAACCCTATCTTTACTAAGACCAAAGAAATTTGAAAAGTATTCATTGCTAGCAAAACAGCCATTTTCATTGTCTAAACTATCAATCTCAACTATCAAAAATTTTTCTATCCAGCTTAATTCATCATCAAGCCAAACGTTTTTAGGGATCCAAATACCTTTAAACGCTCTCTCCATTTGTTATCCCCCTATGTTTAATTTTTTACGTTCATCCGTATTCAATTTCACTGGTTTAATTTGATACTTATTCAAAAAGTTCTTAGTACCTATTTGGTGCTCCTCCTGATGGTGCTGACGACATCCTGCATAAAATGTGAATGTCTCATGATTAATCTTTTTACGATTACGCCCCATACCAACAACTTCAATATGGCAAACATCAGCATGCTTACCGCAAATACAGCACTTACGATATTTCAGGCAGTAATAAAACCATTTGTTGCTTTCAAGCAAGTATTGGTATCTTTTTTCAAGTGGTATATCGTTTTTCAAAATGAACTCAATCAAGAAACCAATCCACTCAGTCGCTTCATTTTTGGTAGCTCTACTATGTTCAAAACAAACACCACTCTTAGCCTCGTAGTAGTATTTCAAGACACTTTCAATCCATTTAGGTTCGTCATAGCTCCAACGTGCCACATCGGCTATTAGAACGTGAGAAAGTGCATTCTGTTTTTGAGACATCTGTCGATTATCTAAGAATTCAACTTTCGCTAAATTATCATCGTTATTAGCCAGAAGTTCGAGAAAATTTGAATTTATTTCATCCTCAAATTCGATGACCAATTTATTTCCTATGTGGTTTATGATTTTTCCAATCACTCAATCACTTCCACCATAATGCCACTATCAACTATGAACTCATTAAGTGCTATTAATTGACTGTGCGACCCTGAAAGTCGTAATGTTACTGTATTTTTATTTGTATCTTCTACTTCCGCTTTCGGTGATAGTTCACTGACTATTTCTCCTGTATTTTTGTCAATCACTTTATCTTCTACGACTGTTTCATTTAATTCTCGCATTGCTGCTTCATATTCTTCATGTGCTTTCTGTTGTTCTATAGCCCTTTCTTCAGCGGCTTTTTTCTTTGCTAGTGCAGCATCAATCTCAATCATCAATTCTGCAGCTGTTTTTCCGCTATCAATTTGACTTAACCACGAGTAAGGCTCTAATCCTAATGCCTTTACATAATTTTCTATAATCGCTTTTTCTCCTATAACTCGCTCTTTTTCTTTAAAAATCATTGTCATATCGGCAGCAATTTCTTCTAAAGTTTTTTTATTTATTTCTCCTTTTGCAGTAAAAGAACTCTTATTTAACCAGTTATTTCTAATATCTACTTCTTCTACCTCAACACTATAGTTTTCTGACATTTCTTTAATAGTATCTTTGATTTTTTCAAGCCTCTTAGAACGTTCTGTTTCTTCATATAATTGGATACTTTCGTTGATGCCATCACTTACTAACTTAATTTGTCCAACATAAGTTTTAATTTTGTCTTCAAACGATTTCAAGGGTTTGTTATACTCGTTTTTTATTGCTTTGCGCTCATTATCTAATAGTGTCGCCACTTTATTTAAATCCGCTTTTGCTTGCTTGGCTTCTGGAATATTCGCATCTGTAAAAATCATACTTGAGTAATGATTTACTGCTTTATCAACCATTTCTTTTAGTTGCGATTCGTTCTGAATTGTTATTTCACTGGCTTTAAAATCTACTTTAAACTGCACATTTGTTGTTAATTCATTTGTCATTACCTTTGCCCCCAGTTAATATTTTTTACTTGATCATTTGTATTGTTTTTATTGATCTCTATTTCATAGTTACTTTTCCACTTATTTAACTGTCTCATTGCTTCTGGATACTGTTTATCTGTCATACTGTCTAATGTTTGTGCACCAACATGTTGCAACAATCCATTTCTAACAACTTGCATATCGCTTGAGCTTAGTTCCGCTACTTTTCTTATTAAATCGTTCATCTCTGATATTTGTTTACCATTAACCAAATTTATTGGTTCTTTAGCATCAAGCTTCTTTTGAAATGAATCAGGATCATCTTTATCTGTTGCAATATTAAAAAATTTCAATAAAAAATATTTTTCTGCATAAGTTAATGCTTTACCTACACCCTTCTCACCAGCAATATCAACACCTTGTGCATACCACTTTGATTCCAAAAAATCTTCTGGATTATCAATATTAATCCAGCGCATAGTCATCTCAAGTTCAGTAAAATATGTTATTCTTTGTTTCTGTTCCGTCTGTTTCGTGTACTTATTGTATTGATTTATAATCTCTATCTGGTCCTTAACTTTGTGGCCTGTAATTGCTGGTTGTAATAACAATCCCATTTCATTAATTTTTGAATGTAAAGCTCCTAGGACATCACTTGACCCAACATAATTAAATTGACTTCCTGATTGTTCTTTTTTTAAATAAGATACTTTTTTTCTTACTTCTGCTAATCTTTGATAAACATTTAGTTGTTCAGCCATTTAACAAGACCTCATTTCTGTGATATAATTTTTCTTGTATAATTTTTGTATGCGACTTATTGCTTGCCGGCTTAAGTCGCTTTTTTGTCGTCATGCAACACCTCTGCGCTCTTTTTGTTGCGCAATGTATATTTTATTTTTTTGTTGCTGGTACCATAAATCAGCAAGTTTTTTCGTTTGTTCTAATTTGTCTTTTCTTGTCATTTCTTAACCTCTCTATCTTCAAGTGCCAGATCATAATACAGTGTCCAAATGATGAATAAGCCGATATATACATTTTGGATAATCGGATTAAAATTTCCGCCTACTATCAACCCCAATCCGAAAACAATTAGCAATACTGCAATTCTTCTTAAGTTATAAATTTTTCTCATTTCATTTCTCCTTAAATATGCATTCTATTTTGAATCTCTAAGTATCTTAAAAATTCGAGTTCTTTTTCAATTTGATAGCCTTTTCCTTCGGTCAGTTGTTCTGATTGTCTAAGCGCTGCTCTATCGTCTTGTAGTTGTTTACGC